TTTCCTGCTATGGCTGCCACGATCAACGCCACACTGAAGAGCGAGACAGCCAACAGCTTTGTGACGCTGGCAGAAGCCGACGCATATTTTGAAACCGTCCCAAGCAGCACGCAGTGGGACAATAAATCTGATGATGCCAAGAACCGAGCGCTGATCTCTGCAACGCGCTGGATCGATACGCTGAATTTTTATGGTGATCGTTGCGATGACAACCAAGCGCTGAGCTGGCCTCGCAACAATTATCACGTTGACCGTGTGGAGTTGGTTTGCACCAGCATTCCAAACGACATTAAATACGCTACCTATGAGTTAGCCAACGCTCTGGCTAATGACACGGACTCGATTACAGGGACTACCGGCGATACGGGGCTATACGAATCCGTCAAACTCGGAGAGATGGAGGTCAAGTACAACACTTCTAGCCAGGCTGTTGGAACTGTTAATAACGTATTCGACGTTTATCCTTGGCTTCAGTCTTATCTCGGCGCTTATTGTCTGGGTGGCAGTGGCTCGTATTCTCTCCGCGTTGTGAGGGGTTGAGATGGCAGGCGCACTCGACACGCTTTTTAAGAATGTTGCTAAGCAGGTCGTTGCGGATCTGGGCAAGTCGTTTGATCACACGATCACTTACACCCGCAAGGCATCTCCGACGTATGACACCAGCACTGGAGCGCTGACAACGACTGATACGACCTACTCTTTCGACGTTCCAGTTGAGTTTGTTGACGCTGAAGAGGAGGAAGGTCGCGAGGAGCGTAAGGCTCGCTTGTATATCACTCCCGATCAGATCGGAGACAACCAGCCCACGTTTGAAGATACGGTGACACTGAAGTACGCAGGGTCTAACCGTGTTGCTCAGATCACGGACATTCGGACGTTCAAGGGTGATCAAGAGTACCTGTATCAGCTGCTGGTGAGGTTCTGATGGCTAAACGCGCTGGCACGGACCAGATCATGCCTGACCTTGAAGCTCACATGCAGGAAAGCTTTAACCGGCTTACTCGCGAGATCATGCGAAAGCTTGCGACTAAAAAACGCAGTCCTGTCTATACGGGTTTCTTCGCTTCAAGTTGGAAAGCAGATAGGCGCAAAATTCAACCAATCGATGATCTTGAACAGCCTTGGTTAGGAATTAAGCGCAAAAAAGATGCTGATCGCAAAAACAAAGACTACAAAATTGACCCTCGCTTTTATCCGCCTGACAAAGAATTTAATTACAAGCGACGTGTTTTTATTGGCAATCAGGTCAAGTATGCGGTTTGGGCGTTAGAGGACGGAAGAGTGCAGCGCTTTGTTCAAAGCCCAGAAATGCAGGAAATGGTCAAACGAAACTTTAAAGAGCGTCGTAGGGCATTGATTTCTGTTGCGGGCAAAGGCGGTGTCGGAGAATTTGGATCGTTTAAAGGCAAGACCTATATTGATTACTTTGAGGTGGCGCAATGACTCTTGTAAACGCTCGCGCTGCTTTTGAGAAAGCCGTGACGGATGCAGTTGCAGCTGCTGATAACACAGTGTTGATGGTCTACGACAACGTGGCGTTTACAACGCCTGGCAAAACTAAAAAATACATTTTGATGACGGTTAGTTTTGGGCAGTCCACGCTCCAAAACCAAGGCGCGGCCCAAGATTATTACGCCGGAACGATTCAATGCAACGTTTATGTACCCAAGTCTGCTGGTACGGCAGTGCTTTCAGCGATCAGCGAGTCAGTTATTGACGGCCTAACCTCAGTCAATGCGAGCGGTTACACCGATACCTTTAGTAGCAAGCCCAGAGTGCTAGACATTGTTGGGCCTACACCGTTAAACATCGAAGACAGGTCGCACTTTGTTGGAGTGATTTCTTGCCAATTTACGGCAACAGCGTAGTATTGTATTTAAAGCACATTAGTCTTTTATGCGAGCTGTAGAGCTTCTTCGCAACAAGTTTGGCGTCAGTCAGCTTTACAAACACGCAGTTGAACAGGACGGTGAGGTGGTGCTGGAGGTCTACTGGCACCCCTTGACCATCGCTGAGCGCGAATCAATCCAGAAAAACGCTGATTCAGAAGACTCGGGCGATTTTGCGCTGAGCATGATGATCCGCAAGGCATTAGATGCTGACGGCAAGCGGTTGTTTCAGGACGGTGAAAAGGCAGTGCTGAAGAACTCAGTCGAAGCCGGTGTGCTTCAGGACATTCAGCTTGCCATGCTGTCTTCTGGCGCGGAAAACAAAGTGGAGGACGCTAAAGCGAGCTTGAAAAGCTAGTAACGACTGGTTTTTCATCTTTTTCC